TCAACAAATAAACTCAAGTCATTTATACGCCATATAACTCTAGCTGCGCCAAGCGTCATTTTACGAACCTCCAGTATCAATTATAATTAGATCTACAGCCCTAAAAGTTATTAATTAATTTTTTAGTATTAAGGCCGTAGGTAAATCAAAGCATTAATTTTTAAAGCACAACATTCTATTTCTCTTTTTTCTTTTTAATGGGTCTAGCAGGAGTTGTAAGCGCTCTCTCTAAATCCCATCCCTTAGCTAGTCTAGCATCTACAGTGGTTTTTCCCAAACCAAAATCTCTAGCATGAGCAGTTAATGTTTGCACTTTACCTCTAAATTCTATTTTACCTAACTTAGTTTCAGACCCAGGAATAGAAGTTGATATAGCCTTCTCTGGTGACCATCCATAAGTATAAATACGATGCCATAAAGTACCAGTAGCAAATCCAAGTTCTTCTTCCCAAGCGGCTATACATTGAGTTTTTCCCATATAAGTAATATTTACATTATTACTCTTATTCCTAGCATTTATCTTCTGCGAGGCCCATCTACAATTCCCTGGTTCGTAATTACCATTATTATCTATGCGGTCTATGGTGCCTCCCTCTGGGCAGTCTCCCATATCATTATAGAAATTATCGAACTTCATCCACTCCTCACAGACTTTAATTCCTCTTCCACCGTACCTATAATAAAAAGTGGCTTTGGGATTAATACAACGCTGTATCATATGTACCCACACTCCATAAATGGGTTCCTCACTCATTTTATGTTTTGTATGGACTTCTATTCGCCTCTCGTCATTGTAGCAACCGCATGATCTAGTATGTCCTGTTCTAAGATTACTTCCTAGAACTACAGTGACTACACCGCAATCACATTCGCATTCCCAAAGAGCTTCCCCGCGTTTATCCGACCCTGCTCTGCTGACTACTAAAAGTCTTCCGAATTTCTGTCCAACCAAATCTACTGTTTTACTCACTGTGAGCCTCCAGTTTATTTAAGATAAATCATCTTACCATAACTGGAGTATATTGTCAAGCTTTATTTTTAATAAAACACTTCTGGCGTATGAATTAGCGTGAGTTGGTTCGTGGATGAAGTATCAATTATACGTCAACTACACTTACCATTTTTCTTGCTAGCATACCATTCTTCTTAGTAACGCTATCAGGAAGATCTGAAAAATCTATAACTTTAGACATATGAGTTGTTTTACCTTGTCTAAACTGAGTCATGCTTAGAGAGGTTCCACTATGTAGCTGTATCTCTAAATCCGCGTTTGTATTATTTACTACTTTTACTAGTCTTTCGGCCATCTTTTATTGCCTCCAAAAATTTCTATATTTAGATTTGCAATCAATTGCAAATTTTATTCCGCGGGACGTTCCCACAAGCCCATTTGGGTGGGAGTGTTGTCTATTTCTTTATCAAATAGTAGCTCAGACATTGGCACTACCGTATACGATTCTAGCTTCTCTATATGAACACCATAAACATCAAAAAGATATGATACTTTAAATAATGGTTTATGAAGTACATCCTTATTTATTGGCGTTGTAAAATCAAAGAGCAAATACTGTCCTGATATATTAGGCTCAAAACCAAAAGGAAAAGCCTGATCCATCATCACAAGAAGCGTATCTGCATGCTCTTTTATAACCGCTTCTGTATCTATTATATATCTTAGTATATAAACACCTGGATATTGTTTAACGTCATATCCAGTAGGAACTACTCTAACATTACCATTAGCTAATTGTATAGTCTTTTTTGTAGTCTTAGGTACTAAAGTCTCTATACCATACCTACGTCTTACTTTATCTTCTTCAAATCCTACCCTTGATACACTAGCAAATGGATACTCATTATTATCTCTTTCTCTTGCTGGTTCATAAGGAAGCACTGGTAAAGTAACCCCATCAATAGCGATAAGCCTCAATCTATTTACTATAAATTCGTCTACATCTGGAATTATATTATTAGACACTTACTAGCCTTTTATATTAACTGTGACTGAATCTCCCATCCACTGGGTTGATTCTGTTTTTTCTGGATCCATTGCACGAAGAGCAGATTTTAAATCAGTGTCATTTAAAGTACATTTAAGGGCCGCTCCCACATACGCTTTTAGATAGTTTTTTTTAGCCTTTAGGAATTTTCCTAATTTAGCTTTAAAATCTTCGGGTATACCTTCTTTTCCTACCCCAGGTTTAAATCTTAATTTCATACCGCCCATAGATCTATTTATAAAACTATGTCGTACAGGTATTCCTGTTTCGGCTTGAAAATCTTTGGATAATCTTGCCCCATAGACATCCATAGCCTCTAACATGTTTCTATGAAATAATAGACCCTCTTTTCCTGAAAATGCTGGCGTCATGCTTTATTGAGTAAGAGCCCAAGAATCAAAAGAAAATTCACCTGTTCCACCAGGAACTGGAGAGATTTGCGATTCTAGCTCTTCTGCTCTCCTTACATAAAATACTGAAAAAACCTGATCTGCATCTGCAAATGGAGTAGTATCCACATCACAAAAGGGCTCATTAACAGAGAAATCATATCTCTTATCTGCTATCAAAAAATACCAAGAAGAATCTAAAGCTTCTAAACCTGATGCTAAAATATCTCTTGTAAGTAAGATAACTCTTTTTGAATTCTGATTTAATATACCAGCATCGTTATCTATCTCTAATTTTTCTCTTCTAGCTCTAACTATTTCGTCATGAACTATAGCTTTATAATTAATAATCGTAGTATCAGTTACACAAGAAATAGTTTTATTAGCTACTGAATCAAAAGTAGATTCTAGTAAATATTTTGCTTGTGTTCCACGAGAGGCCATTTAAGCTTCCTCTACTACTTCATTTAGAAGAGGATACACAAAATCTTCGGGGGAAATAAGAGCACCGCCGCGAATCTGAGAGATATAAGGTTTCATGCGAAGATAAGCAGGAAGAGCAAATACGCTCGTCATTGCTTGCATCATATTATATGTCGTAGTAGAGGAAGAGGACCCGCCACTAGATGAACTAGTAGAAGTAGTGCTTACATCCATGATGCCAGCTACTTTTACTTTATCTACTATTGCATTTTGCAACGATGTAGGAAGTAATGCTTCATCTGACATTGATATCTGCTCTAAAAGATTAGGCAATACAACTAGTGAAGCTAGTATAGCCTGAACCTCTTTTACGGAAACGGGTATCATTGTAGTATCTCTCTGCACCGTTCTAGGGAAATCCAGCGCCTGATACTCGTAAACCCGTTCACCTCTAATAGGCATAAATCCAATAAGCTCAGCAGCAAGTTTTAATATGTATTCTTTTGAGTAATTAATATGATCCTCATAAGTACCTGCTACAAAACCAAATACTGTGTATGCTGAAGTGTCTACTGGTTTAATATATAGTGTATCGGTTGCGACTGTAGTAGTTATAACTATACGTGAATCAGCAGTTGTTGTAAATGTAAATCCTGATACTTGTGTATTCAATGCTACACATACCTGTGTTGATGTTAATGGTATAGGATTATCATCATCGTCTAAACTGCACACTATAGTTATCTCTTGATCTGTACCTTCACCTACAGCAAATAATAACGTATCCGAGATTCCAGTAAGAGGCAAAAAAGGACCACTCACACTTCCAGTATATCTTAATCCTTGATTGTCAGAAAGAGCGGACCATGACTCAGTAACTAAGCCAGTGTTAGCCAATATTATTTCCGCTTCTTCTACTGTTATGTAGCTATCTGCGCTTGATCCACCAGGAGTTGTTATTAAAGCCATATTTTATTAAACCAATTTATCTTGCTTTTTAGTAATAGGCGGCTTAATTGTGTTAGTCTTTACTGGAGTTATCTTTTTCTCTACTTCAGCTTCTTCTACTGCTTTTTGCAATGCGTCTTCAACTTTTTCTTCTACAATTTTTTCTTGAATATTTTTCTCAATTCTAAATATTGACTTACCCGAGGAAAATTTCTGCTTGATTAAGAATTTTGCTATACTTTCATCTACGGTTTTTACTGCGCCGCCTACAAAAGTTATATCTGCTTTGTCAAAAATATAATTATAAGTCGATCCAGGTCTACCCTGACATGTGACTTTATACTCACCCATACATTACTCCAAGAAATTTTAATATAAGGAAAAAAGGGCCGCCGATTGGCGGCCCTTGTTGTTTAGTAAGTTGTGGTACCCGTTGCTGTCAAGCCAGTGGCCTTAACGACTGCATCAGTTTCCTCGATAGCAAACGCAAGACGCATCGTTAAGACGATGACATGCGCACGTTCCCTAACCAACCTGTCGGTTTCGATCTGAATTTTACGCTGAATTCCGAGAATCAGATTCTGAGGAAGCGTAAAAATATAATTAGCATCAGGCATCATAGCACACGGGACTACCGGCACCCCAAAAGCCTTCAACATAGAAGCATAATCGTTAGTGATTCTAACATCACCCATCGCGGTCTCTCTAAAAGACATCTGAGCCGCAAATTCTGACTCTAGGTAATGAGACACATAGAACTTCATCTGCCCTCTATTTCTGAGATACTTTGTAGGCATAGCCTGAAGACCGCGCTTAAAAATATCAACATCAATGTCAGACGGCGGGCTGGTATAATTTACCAAATGATCATTAGCAGTTACCAATAGACCATTCATGAGCCCAATGTAAGGATCAGTCGCTGAGGTAAAGCCCAATATAATAAGCTCTTCCAGATCAATAGAGGCTCTCTCAGTGATCATCGACATGATAGTCGATTCCAACGTCCCTCGCTCAATGTTGTCTTCCAACACATCATAAGGCAACCATACTTCTGCTATAATTTCTTTAGTCAGAAGCTCTACCTTATCAGTAGAAGCAGCCGCTCTGGTCTGATAACCAGTTCCACTAAGAGCCGTTCCAGATGCAGGAGCCGCCCTAAGAATTCTACTAGAAAAACCAATTTTATTGATTTCCATCGTAGGCGCATTCATAGGGACAACACGCATTTCATTAAGGATGGTAGGTTGATCCACCAGCATACGAATAAAAGTATTTGCCTGCATCGGGTTCAAATAACCACCATTGTCGATAAGGTTCTGTACGGCTATATCAGCCTTTTCTACTATAGTTTTTGGACTAAGTTTTCCCATCTAAATAAATCCTCCTAAATTTTTTTTATAATTACCTTCGAAGATTTCCAAAAATCCCAGAAAAAGGACTTTCGCTCTTAACAGTAGGCTCTTCTTTAACTACGGGCTCCTGAACCGAGGGTTCCGGTACATCCGCATCAATCTTTTCCACAAGTTGCTCAAGTTTCTCTAGTTTAACCTTCATGGTATCAAGAGTTTCCTCAAACTTAGCAAAAGGAACCACTGGGACTTCTTCCGCCTTAGCAACTTCTACCTGAACTTCTTCAACTTTTTCTACGACTTCTGGCTCTTCTTTCTTAATCATAGAATCCGTCTTTGTAGACAAATCTTCAATTTTCTGAGTAAGAACCGCAAGCATCTCCAAAAGTTTTTCTTCGCTCTTATTTACAGTTTCAGCCACAACGGGCTCAACTACAGGAGCAGGCACAGAAGCCTCCACCTTTTCAACGATAACCTCTGTTACCTTTTCATCCTTTACATCCATATTAACCTCACTTTTTTGTTCTTGTTTTGCAAATATAATATTATCTGCGCTTATATCTAAACCAGCAGAAATAAAACTCTTAAATGCATCAAGAGATTTACCAATAATATCCCTCTTCTTCTTATTATCCATTTCATTCAATTCCATCGTACCATTTACGATAGACATCAAATTATTAATCTCACTGTAGAAGGTATCTCTAAAGGTTGTAATTCCCCTATCATCCAATTTTATAGGTCTATCCATAATTATGGATTTATAAACAATATTGGATCCTTCCATTTTTAAGGGGACGCCCACCACGGCAAAAATATGCTCGTCTTCACTAAGTCTCACTAATTTAACTGAAGCTGGCTCCAGTTCATCAATAGGTATACTAATGAATTTGCTATACTCACCATGATTTTCAGTCTTCAATATTTTAAATTCTTTAGACCATTCATGCAACTCCTTATATTTATCAAAATCTTTAGCTAATGGAGTTATAATACTCTGAATAACTTCTTCCATCGCGTCCTCCGTTTTTATAATTTTAAAGGGTGTTCTATTTGCTCCTTTATTTACTAAAGAAATCCATTGAACATCCACATCATTCATATACTGAACCTCAGTCTCTACTTCTTCAACTATATTAGGCATTTTATTTATACCACCTCATTGAAGGAATATCTATGGGCGTGTCCAAATCTAACTTCAGTGGTTGAAGCAGATCTTATAATATGATTATGCCCGTGCGATATTCCTGTATTTGTTACTATTATTTTATTTTCATCATCAAATTTTATGCTAAAGGAATGAGAATGGGGTGGAATTAATTCATCTAAATTTTCTTGAGTCTCCCCCTCAGCCTCCACTACACGTTGAACCGTCTCAACTTTTTGATCTAAATTAGTAAGACCCTCCAAAGAATAGCAATTTATTTCACCTTTAAGAATTTTATCCCATACTTCATCTGATTCTATTTTAGTAGCGCCCACCCAAGAGCCTTCTACGAAACCATCTGGATCCGAAGAGCGCGCTATAAAAGTTTCAACTAAATAATCCCCTGTGGGTTCATTATTATGCATTAAATCAATATTATGAGTGCGCTGATTTTTCATAAAACCGTAAGCGGCTTTTTTTATCTCTTCCGCTGTCATAATGTCGCCGTGAGCATCTTCCTGCCCGGGGACATATATCTCACCAAAAACAACACGTTCATACTCTTTGTCGTCTTTAATTATTAATTTTCTATCAATCATGCTTGCTTTACGGTGCCTTTTGAGGTATAATATTGAGTAAAATCATAACCCATTGATTCTTTAAAATAATCTGTCGGCGTATCTAATGTCAAGAAAAAAGTGCTACTAATTTTAAATTAATATTAAAAAGACTGCGTTTCATAAGAAATAAAATTTATTTTCAAAAGCGTGCATTTTTTACTTGACAAGGTTTAAAAAATATGATATAACTGTTTGCAGTATTGGAGCGAAGAATTTTTTTTAAGATAGTATTAAGAATAGTATATATATAGTATATATATAGTAAAAGAAAAGAATAGTAAATATAGTCATTACACTATAGAGACCTATACTCTACCATATAAGAGAAGAGAAAAAATTTTTTCTCTGGAAAATCGTAAGAAAATTTTTCTTTTTCTTCCCTTAATCAGCCAGGGTAAAAAGAGAAAATTTTTTCACACCTCCAGCCACTAGGAGAAAAGAAAGAAAAAATTTCCTTAATCATCCAAAGTAAGAAGAAAAAATTTTTTTATCTTTTAATTTTTACACTTATCCCGGAGGGATAAGAAAGAAAAGACCCCTCACCCATTGCGCTCGCCCCTCTCCCCTCGAAAATAAAACTTGACAAAAGAAAAAAATTGTGGTAAAGACTACTCATGTTGCTGAAAGATTTACAAAAGCCTGAACCTAAAAAAGCGCCCTCGAAAGTGTCGCTATCTTTCTTAAAGACTTTGTGTGATAAGTATTATTTAGAATTGGAAGAAATTCCAGTGGAACATAAGCGAGCATGGAATGGAGCTTATAAAGGAATTTTATTAAAAATTAATCAGGATTACAAAAAATTCGAACAACTTATTGAATACTATATTTTGATATGTAGAGTATTAAGACTGAAGGGAGTAAAGATATGGAACTTACAGGTTTTCAATATTTTCGTTATAAAAAATAATTTAGACCTATTTCTATCAGCGTTACGAATTATTAATTCAACTCATGAGCATTTAAACCATATTGAACTTATGTTCAAAATACAGGAGGATTTAGATGGACGGTGCAAATTATAAAAGTATCTTAGAATTAGATACCTGTTACCCAGAATGGGATGATTCATCTTCTGCTTCTCTATATAGAAGCATAAAGTGTAAATTAAATGAACACGGTTTCGGAAGGGATATGGAATCTCTTTCTCCTTTTTTAACGAAAAATCCAAAATTTTTGAGTCATTGTAACTATATTCAGGAAGGATTAGATAAACATAACGCAGTTATAGTATTAATCGACGATGCTGAGTTATTGTGGGACATTCATAAATTTTTTCCTATACTATATGCCCTTAATAATACGGGACAGTCTGTGTATAAAGTAGCTATAAAATTTCTTTTAGATAGGATAGTAGATAGGGAACAAAATGAAGAAATATCAAAATCCCTAGATAAAAATTTAATTGTAATTAGTAATATGTTTCATGGAGATAATAGATTATCTGCTTTTGCTGCTTCCCTTGAGGGATTGTTTGATCCATTAATATTTAAACGGAAAGTAGTTTTCACTTCTCATACCATAAAGAGTGATTTCTTTGATGCCGCTGAAGATGCAATGTATAAGTTACGGACTTTTTATTCTCCTTCTTTTGCACAAACTTTTGAAACAAATGTAGCGCCTCTCTTTATAAAAGTAAGAGAAAGCAAAAAATCACTATGGGAGAGATAGATTGAAACAACTAGAGCCGACTACGGGATTATTATTTTCACTCGCTGTGATTGATAATAAAGGACCTTTATCTTTTTTATCCGCTTTTAGATTAATGCGCGAGTTTTTCACCAAAGAGGAGCAGCGTGTTTTAGACGTAATGTCTAAGCATGTTGAACTCTATAAAGAAATACCTACTAAATCTTTAATAGAAATAGAAACAGGGTATACTCTTCCAGGAATTCCTGTAGAAAGCAATATTCAGTTTTGGGCGGACGAGGTTAGAAAAAGATATGCAGTAGAAAATTCCTTTTCTCTCTGCAAAGAAGCCATGTCTAAAATATCAGACGGAGATATTGATAGCGCTGCTAATATTGCTTCTACTCTTACTAGAATTTTAATAGAAGGTCAAACAAAAACTAAAGTATATTCTCTGGAAGACACCATTGATAATATTTTAGACATGTCTAGAAAAGCTAGATTAAATATTAGAGAATTTGGAGTTCCTTTTGGTTTAAGTTTTTTAGATAATAGATCTGGAGGAGCTCAGGGAGGAGACTTAGTGACTCTGGCCGGAAGACCAGGGGCAGCAAAGACCTTTCTATTAATGCATATGGCATTAGCTGCACATGCCCAAGGCAGCTCTATTTTATTTATTCCTACAGAAATGTCTGAAGTTCAATATCATAGAAGAGCAATAGCGTTAAGAAATAATATCAGTGTAAATAGAATAAAATTTGGAGGACTATCTACTTTAATAGGGGAAGAAGTAATAAAATATGATAAACAACTTTTGTCCGAAATGCCTAACAAATTCTATATGACAGATTCTTCTATGAGCCTAGGAATATTAGATGTTAAATCTTCAGCTTATGTATATAAGCCGGACGCAATTTATATTGACGGTGCTTATTTATTGAAACCAGAGTTTTATGCTAAATCTAGATATGAAATAGTATCCTCCGTAGCTGAATCTCTGAAAACGCTGGCCAAGGAATTAAATATTCCAATATTTGCAACTTATCAATTAAATAAAAAGACTGAAGATATATATCAGAGTGATGTAGTTAGACAACTATCTAGTATAGTTATAGAGTTATCAGACTATGAAGATGCTTCAGGAGCAACCTGGGACATGAGTCAAAAAGCTAAACTGTTAAATATTACAAAGGGAAGAGACGGGGAAGAAGGTAGCACTATAATAGTTTTAGATACAGAACATACTAGAATTATTCAGGCTTCAGACACCGAACAGGTACAAAATGCAGATACGGGTCACATAGCTTTAGATCCTATAGAATAGCAGGCTTTAATTGAAAGAAATTAATATTATAAAGCTTTTACGTCTTATGGGATATGATGACAGCGCTATGGTTGTTAGGGATGACTGGGTTAATGTGCCCTGTCCTCTCGCATCCCATAAACATTCTTCGGGACAGGATTATCATCCAAGTGCAGGTATTTCTATAAATCCAACTGGAAATTCTGTTTTTAAATGTTTTTCCTGCACGCCTACTCCCGTTAAGCTCTTAAGCTTAATTGTTCAAAAGTCTATGTATAATGAGTATAAGGATAAAAGATTAGCCGCTCATTATCAAGCGTATGAAATATCTGCCCCTAATGAAAATGAGAGGGAAGACGATGCGCTCTTTGAAGAAGATGCAAAAGAGGGGACATTAAAGTTTAATAAATGGGTTATTCCTAAAGTATCAGAGCAGCAACAGAAGGAAGAAATACCTCCTATTTTTCCACTACAATTGTTGAAAAAGTTTCCATTATTAGTGGAAAATAATGATAGTGTGGCAATGAGTATGAAGGACTATCTCGTTAATGTTAGAGGTATCTCATTGTCAATTATTGCAGAAATGGAAATAAGATACAATAAGCAAAGGAACCTAATAATATTTCCACTCACTGATATAAAAGGAAATATTCAAGTATTAAGGGCACGGGTGTGTGATGTTAACGCTAAAATTATGTTTACTATTTCCCCAAAACAATTTGGAGATAAATATGCGCTTCCCACTATAAGAAACAGCGGGGCATGCTTTGGTCTTAATAGGGTCACTGCCGCCAAGCCTACTATTATAGTGGAATCTGAAACAGATTGTCTATTGTTAAAAACATATGGATTCAACAACGTAATTGCAACTACTTCTGCCAGTTTTTCTAAAACTCAAATTTATAATATACCCTCCCCAAATCTCTGGGTGGGTTTTGATAATGATGATGCAGGAAGGAGGGCCACAAAAAAGTTAATAGATATCTCTAATGGAAAATTAGTTCACGTTATAAACTGGGAAAATGCCGGAGGAAAGGACCCAGGAGAGGCAGAAAATCGCTTGGACATAGTCCGAGCAATTAATAAAAAAGTTCTCGTGGATAAGAAAGCGCGACATAGAAAATATTTTTAACAAAATTTGCAATTGATTGCAAATCAATGAAAAAAAAGCTTGACAAGCATTAAAAAATATGATAAGCTATTATTCAAATAAAACTTGTGAAAGGTAAACCAAGTATGTCAAACTGGTACAGCACCGGCCTAGCAGGCCAACAAAAATTCAAAGAAATGGAAGCTCTGAGAGCAATTACAACAAAACAAACAAACATCCGTCGCTTTAGACTAAAACCAACTGAGAAGGCTAAAGTTATTTTTTTGGAAAATCCTACAACGTGGCTCTATGAGCATAGTGTCCAGGTAGATGGTAGATGGGAAACCTTTACTTGTACCTCTGACACTGAAACTTGTCCTCTTTGTATGATTAATAATAAACGTAGTCCTATTCTAGTATCTACAGTTATAGATACCCGCAAAACTATTAGTCAGAAAACTGGTAAAGAATATCAGTTTCAGAAAGTTTTGCTAGTTTTGAAGGGTAAAGGTATTAGGGCGGTTATGCGCCAATTCCTAGAGGGTAATAAAGTAGATCTTACACATTACTCTATGGAGATTGAACGTGACACTGATAAACAGTCTGTGGCTTGTGGGGAATATTTCTCTTTAGGTAAAAAGGTTACTATATCAGCCCTCGAAGCTATAGCCAAAAAGATCGAAGCCGATCCTAAGGAATTTCTTAAACCTATTGATTACTTTACAGTATTGGCCCCTAAGTCTGATAAAGAACTTAGAGTTATTGCCGGTATAGGCGATCCTATGGGAGCGGATGAGTCCACCGAGCTTGAGGATGAGTTTGGTTTGGGACTTGAAGAAAAAGCCCCCGTATCTGAAACTACAGAGGACTTCTTTGAAGATACTGATGAAACTATAGACGAAGAAGAAGTCTCGTCAGAATCGACTACAGACCCCAAAAAAGACGATCTCAATGATCTGCTTTAATTAGCAGGTTGTAGTTAGGGCTATTTCATGTTTAAAAAGGTAATACTATCCGAATATTTGTATATTCCTAAAGCGGAAATAAATGTTTCCGATTATAAACAGAGATACACTATTACTGGTAAATACAAGAATAGCCCTACTATCCCTTATTATAAAGAAACTTCAGACTATATAGGAATCCCCCGCCATGCTTTACGTTTAAGCAAGGAAATGGCTGAAACTATTATAGATAATAGAATTATAGGAAGCAAAGTAGACTTTAGATTTAAGGGAAATTTATGGGATTATCAGACTAAAGCTATAAATGAATTTACCGCACTGTTGGATAAAGGAGCCACCGGATTTTTTTTAGAGGCAGCCCCCGGGTCAGGTAAAACAGTAATGGGCTTAAAAATGCTTTCATTACTTCATACTAATGCTTTAATAGTAGTTCCCAAGAGTGATCTTGTAAAACAATGGAAAGATAGAATTTTACAATTTACCGACCTAACTGAGGATGATATAGGAATAGTAGAAGGCGGTAAAGCTGATTATGAGAATAAAAAAGTAGTAATCGGACTAATTCATTCCATAGTAATTCCTAGAATAGCTACCAATGAATTTAAAAATAGCTTTGGGGTTATATTTTTTGATGAGTGTGATAGTTCACTTCCTCCTAAAACATTCTCATCAGCCTCCGGAATGTTTCCGGCTAAATGGAGAATAGGAGTAACTGCTTCTGCCACGCGCATGGATGGGCTGCATGTTATATTCGAAGAAAGTTTAGCGCAATTTCGCATTAAATGTAAGAATACAAAAACTATGGCACCTATGGTTGTACTTCATAGATTCTATGGATCCTCTGGCCTTATCCCCTCTTACTTAAAAGATATTCAACGTAGAGGAGTATTAATATCTAATCTTGCTAAAAATGCTGTAAGAAACGATCTTATAGCCAGTTATGCCTCTAAAAGTTTTAGTTCTGGTAGAGTGACTCTTATAATGTCAGACCGTAAAGAACAATTACAAAATATTAAAGAACTTTTAGTGAAGGTATATAATATAAGCCCAAAAAGAATTGGATACTTTGTGCGTTCCTTAAATGGCAAGATGCTAAAGCAAGAAGAAAAAGATAAGTCGGCAGAAGAATCCTCAATAATATTAGCGAGTTATGGTATGATGTCAAGGGGTACGGATATACCTAGAATGGATACCTTAATACTTGCTACTATTAGAACTGATATGAGGCAGACATTGGGTAGAATAGAGAGATACTTAGTAGGTAAAAAAACTCCAGTAGTAATAGATTTTATAGATATGTTTTACAAGGAAACTAAAAATAGTGCCCAGTCCAGAATAAAATTTTATCAAGAACGTGGATTACAAATAAAGGAAGTTCGTAATAAATGAAAAAAGCAAAACCAGCAATTAAAAAAATTGACAAAGAAGTCGCTGCACCAGAAGAAAAGGTAGTAGCTATAGATCAAATATCCCCTGCCGCTGAGAGTATTTCCGAAGAAGGATATCTAGAAGTAACTCAAACTGTAGTAGGTAAACAGACACAAGAACCTAAAATAATTAAGATAAGACCTTTTGTAACAACCCCTGCCAGGGTTACAGTTCATGCTAAGAGACATATACCCTTAGGACCAAACGAGGGAAATATTACCGTAGCCATAGATTTAAGTATCCCCTGTTATACTGAGGAAATAGGAAGCGTTTATAAGCAGACTAGTGATCTTGTTGATAAGATAATGGAAAGAAAGTTAACTCACATGGGATTGGTGAATAATGGCTGAACTAAAAGATTTAGCTAAAGTAGCTAATTTACAAGCAATATCTGGAAAGCTCAACGAGCGTTACGGGGACAGATCCTGTATACAGGGAACCGAAGCTTTAGACGATGCACAAAGATTACCTACAGGTATATTCACTTTTGACTATGCCACTGGAGGCGGATTTCCTATACATCAATATTCTCTAGTTAAAGGTCCGGAACATGGAGGCAAGACTTCTTTACTTATGTCTGCTATGGCAAAAGTAGCAAAAATATGCTGGAGATGTTTTAAGCCCTTAGCTCAATGCGAGTGTTCTCTCCCTTCAATAAGGATGAAGTCTGTATGGTGCGATGTTGAAGGGACCTTTAATAAGTTTTGGGCACAGAGCATTGGGTGCAATCCTGAAGATTACTATCTAAATGTGAGCGACGCAGGCAACCAGTATGGAGACATCATAGATTATTCATTAAGAGCAGATGATTGTGGATTAGTTATTTTAGATTCAGTAGCAGCTTTATTTCCATCTGACATGATGGATTCTTCTCTTGATGATAAAGTAATAGGAAACCAAGCAAAACTTGTAACCAATTTAATTAATAAGGTTAATAGTAGGTTAAGTAAAGAATATAAAAGGGGTCATCCTTGTTTAGTGCTTCTTACTAACCAACTCCGTGCTAATATAGGAGTGTTTTACGGGCCCTCTACAACGCAACCGGGGGGCTATGCTATACGCTT